AGCCGAAACTGCAAAATGAGCTGGTCAGACCCGCTCACTACACCACATAAGCCCGAAGGCCTCTCGACGTGGCAGGGTGTCGACCAGTACCCTTTGAGAACCTTTCACGAGTAGCATGGAGGTTCCTGCGGGGCTGCCTACTGGGCTTACAAGAATTGCCAGCGTCGGTCTATGCAGACTGTGGTGCCGGTCGCAACCACGCCTGCCACGCAAGGTATATAAGCACATATATAACAACAACAAACAAATGAAACGGGAGTGACGAAGCTATACAAGTCAAATCCACAAAATCAAAGGTTCTTAATGCACAAAGGCAAATCAGAATAAGCACTCTCGAAGTCCCACAATTTATCTTTGTTCCAATTCCAGCAGTTTTGAGCGAAAAGCCCTATCTTGCCTAGATCATATGTGGTAAATTTGTTGCAATCTGCATCTTCGAAGAGGCTTAAATTGTACATTTTCGATTGGACACAACCAGTGGGAAAGAAAACATTAGACTGCTCATCACGCAAACGAAGCAAGGTTTCTAATGAATATGTCATTGGAACACCATATTGCCCGAAGGCACGATCAACCTCTGAATATCCGTCTGACCTTAAAAGTTTTGACAAAATCTTTGGCCGACGGCTTCGTTGCAATTTTGGAGCTAACGCATTCAATGGCACATCCCAATTGCGTTCACAGTTGGGAGTGTGCTGCAAGATCAACGACTTTGCTGACCAATAAAATGCATTGTCGAGATCTTCTAGCTTTCCCGCAAATAAACTCGATAATGAGACGAATCTTGATGCACAACTGGCAGGGCAAGCCGTCGGTGAAGTGTGGCATCCTATCTTAGTAAGATAGCGGCCAACCGCGGGAACCCACGGAACATGTTTTGTTATGTGTCCGTCACTGACGGGTAAGTGGATCCCCACAAACTCAGCCCTGCCTGCAACTATGCACTTCAGCTTCGCGCTGTATCCTATCGACTCTTGATTGGAGATCACAATGCCGAACTGCCCCGAATTTCTTTTGTCGGATAACTCCCTGGATGAGCCACCAACAAGATCATCTCCCTCGCAGAAAACGCGGAGGAGAATCTCTCGAGATTCGACGGGCCCGTCGGCTGTGAAATACAATGGAACAGACTGAAATGCCCAAGGGTGGGCATTGAAGTGGCCGGTAGGAAACTGGCACCGAAATCTGCCATTCTTTGCTTGCATAAACAGCGTTTCAATGTCCTCGACAACCGAACAAAGAAATCCTGAAAGTTCATTCAGAAAGTTTACTCCGCTGGTGAAGACCCAGCCGCTATCAAGGAATAGGTCATTCCAGGTGACCGTCATCCTTGGGTTGCCGACCGAGAATTCTGATTTGAGAGAAAAACTCAGCTGCATGCCGTGGGCCACATCCCACGTCAACTTGACTGCCTGTAAAGTGACAAACTTTGCAGCAAGTTTGTGCTCAACGACATGTCCGATGTGGCACAGCATTCCGTAACTGTATGACATCAAACCTTCGCCACTTTTGCTGCACCTGGTCGCGAACTCCATACGTTGTTGGTCAAGTTCAATCATACATGTAGGTTCTGGTCTGCCTGGAAAAGGCAAACCTAACTCTTGAATTATGTAGTCTACAACTTGAGTTCTGGACCTGCCCTTGATGGACAGCAAATGAAAAATGCCATCGGTGGCATCGAATATCAAGTGGCTTAAAATCTGGACTGTCACAACGTGGACTCCGAGAAGTTCTATCCCGTTATCAACCGTCAACCTTGGCGGTTTCTTCAATTTTGGAATGCTTTCTTTCTTCCCATTGGCTTTTCTCGTCTGCATGAAAGCGACATCATATGCATCTCTCTTTCCAAGCCTCGCGTCAACCTGCAGTTTCGCACACATTTCGGCAACTTCATCAGCAGAAAACTTTGATAGCACGACTTCCTCTAGGGTTTTGTCTCCATACAACTTGTCATATGTGCTGAGAATTGCTTTTCTGGTCAGGACTTTGTGCTTCAGTGAGCTCCAGAACCTGGCAACACGTTTTGCTGTCGGAGCTTCCCTATCATAGGTGAGCTCTGGATAATTGTCTGAACCGATTGGATCAGCAAATACGGTGCGTGGCCTCTCTGTTCTGAATTCCAAGGCATGTGCAACTGACTTCTTCTCTTCCGTGCAATGAACTGTGGTAGGGGCAATCACAGGACCGCACGAACTGGCAGATGGGAAGTAAACAGGTGCATAGACCGTTGGCACACTCACGTCAGGCAAGCCGTCAGGACCAGTTGCGTTCGGTGGACTGAAGAAATGCGCGGAATCAGACGTCCTGTCAGATTGTTTAAGTTCTAACAAGCGCGTGCTGTGCGACATGGCTTGGGCTCTCTCGAAAGCTTTGTTCTCACCAACGAGTTCTTGTGTACGCTTCCACGGACCACTGAGAACTGCTGCTTGAGGTATCATGCCACCATTGGCGGTGATCGCATCCCAATAATACCTAAGCTTGTTAACTTTGACGATCATAGCAGCAGCCTCATTTGGCACAACAGCACCTCCGGTCGATGCCCCTCCTGGTGGTACAAAATGGGGTGGCGGGGGCACGACACGATCGGGAGGTCTACCGAGCACCCCAACGGGTGATCGACGAACTGGCCAACGACGGGTAGGCAAAATGCCACCAACCGCAGGCTCTTCTGCAACTTCAATGGGAATACCAGGGACAGGACAATCAACTGAACCCTGATGTGTTTCTGGAGCAGGAAAATCAACTGCTCTTTCTTCAACTGGTGCATCCGGGATGTCACCATGATCAGTGCCTTCACCTGGCACAAC